CCTTCAAGTGGAGCTGTTACTTATACTGGAGTAAATCTGGTAACTATTAGTGGTACTGGACATGGTGCAACAGCAGATATTAGTATTAATAATGGATCAATTACTTCTACGGGTGCTACTATTACAGTAAGTACTAGTGGTGGTAGTGGATATCAAATTGGTGATGTACTTGGTATATCAACTCTTGGATCCAGTCCATTTAAAAATGTTGGTGCAAATGCTAGATTGACGGTTGCTGGAATAGGAAGTACTAGTGAACTAATCGTTGATAATGTTCAAGGAACTTTCCAGACTGGTGCTGGTTATACTATGACCTTTGATAACAATGCTGGTATTTCTACCGAACTTAACTGGATTAATGGTGGTGGAGTTCAAGTTAATGTTGTTGATGTTGAAACTGACGGTTTACATATTAAAGTCAACCATAAGAATCATGGTATGTACTTTACTGATAACCAAGTTGCCATTTCTGAAGTTGAATCTGATGTTAAACCAACTAAACTAACTGCTGCATATGATATAGGATCCACAGGAAATATTCAGGTAGCCAGTGGAACAAACTTCTCTACTTTTGAGAAGGTTGGAGTTGCAGATACTAACGTTGGATTCTTGAAGATTGGTGAAGAGGTTATTGAGTACACTAGTGTTGATGGTAATACTATTGGTGGAACTATTATTAGAGGAGCTAATCCTGCTTCTTATCCTGTAGGAACTCCTGTTCATAAGTATGAACTTGCAGGAGTCAACCTAGCAAGAATCAACAAGACTCATGCTTTATCAGATGTAACTAAGTCAGATCCTATAACATTTGATTCATATTGTGTCAAATTGGATATGTCTGAGGTAATGGATAGTGCAGGTGCTACCCAAAGTAGAGCAATTGATACTGGATTTCCTAGATTGTACATAGATGAAAGTAAAACTACTGGAGGGTACAATATAAGAGCATCTCAAAATATGCCTTATGAACTTATTACTCCTTTAGTGCAGAATATGTCTGTACGTGGAACATCTCTTCAAGGAGAACTTAGGTCTGTGACTGCTTCAAGTTTGAGTGGTAGTGAGATTCCTTGGGTTGATGTTGGATTTGAAACTATTTCTCTTAATGAAACCAATTATTTAAATACTGCAAGATTGGTTGCATCTAAAGTTAACGCTGATGCAAGTCTAACCACACTTCCTGGTAATAAGTCTATGAATCTTAGGTTACTTTTAGGTACTACTGATTCTCGTGTAAGTCCTGTAATTGATGCTCAAAGGATAAGTGCGGTTCTTACTTCAAATAGAGTTAATAGTGTTATTTCAAATTATGCTACAGATTCTAGAGCAAATTCATTGTTTAATGATCCTACTGCTTGTCAGTATATTTCAAAAGAAATTGTATTAGAGAATTCAGCTTCTTCTTTGAAAGTGATGCTTGCTGCTCACATTAATAAGAACTGTGATGTTAGAGCATTCTATGCTATTGGTGAGAAACCTGGATTTAATCCAATCTTTACACCTTTCCCTGGTTTCAGTAATCTTAATGATAAAGGTGAAGTAATTGCTATTCAGGATAATAATGGAACATCTGATAAGTTTATTGTTAAGACCAATACTTATGGATTTGATACATCAAATCTAGAGTTTAAAGATTATACCTTTACTGCTGATGATCTACCTACTTTCCGTACTTATAGAATTAAGATTATCTTGACATCAAGTAATCAAGTTTATGTACCTAGAATGAAAGATCTTAGGGTAATTGCTTTAGCATAATATGGATTATTACAAGGTAAAGGATAATAGTGATTTGGTAAGAGATCCACGTACTGGGTCTATAATAAATACCAATTCTTTAGATTATGATAAGTATGTAGCACAACGAAGTGCTAAAAATGCAGAGCATGAAAAAACAGAAAACATTGAACAAGATCTTGCTAGTTTAAAAAGTGAAATTAATGAGATTAAATCTTTACTTAAGGAGTTAGTATCACATGGCTAGTCAGACAATAGTATTTGACCCTACTGCTGGTGTACCTGTTGGTGCTAATTTATCCATATATGGTGGTTCTGGATTTAATGCTGATTTTAGTATAGTTGATACTGGAAGCGTTGCATATGATCTTACTGGATTTACTGGATCATCTCAGATTTCAAAGAGTGTTGCTGTTGGAGCAACTTTAGGTGTTAAAGGAACTTTTACTGTAGGATTTACAAGTGCTGCAGATGGGAAAATAAGAGTATCTTATGGAGCAACACAAACAGGAGAATTGAGTGCAGGAAGGTATGTATATAATGTTTTAATAAGTACTGGATCAACAGTCTATAATATTATAGATGGTAATATTATGGTATATGCGGGTATTTCATCTTCACCTGGTTCAGCATAACTAAATATTATAGAGGTACTGTATAAATGGCACATCCAGCAACAAGATCAGAATTTAAACAATATTGCTTACGGCAATTAGGTGCTCCGGTGCTGGAAATTAACCTAGCTGAAGAACAATGCGAAGATTTAATTGATGATGCTCTTCAACTTTTTCAAGAAAGACATTTTGACGGTGCTGCACAGTGTTACTTGAAGTATAAAGTTACTCAAGCAGATATAGACAGAGGAACTGCTAATAAACAAACCGGATCTAGTAATACTGCAGGAATTACAACTACATCTGCAGAGGCTACAATAGTGGGTACTGCTGTTACTTTCAGTTACTATGAGAATAGTAACTATTTGCAGATGGATCCTGCTGTAATAGGAGTCAATAAGATTTTCCGCTTTGATGGTTCTCAGACTCTTAGTAGCAATATGTTCAGTGTGAAATATCAGTTATTCTTGAATGATGTATATTCTTGGGGATCTTTAGAACTCTTGACCTATGCAATGACAAAAACGTATTTGTCAGATCTAGATTTCTTATTAAACACTGAGAAACAGATAAGATTTAATCAGAGGATGGATAGATTATATCTAGATGTTGATTTTGATGAAGTAACTAAGGATGATTTCTTTATTATCGATTGTTGGAGATTAGTAGATCCTGCTGACTATACAAGAGTGTGGAATGATTCATTCTTAAAAAGATATTGCACTCAACTATTCAAACGACAATGGGGACAAAATCTAATTAAATTCCAAGGAGTAAAACTTCCTGGTGGAGTAGAGTTAAATGGTAGACAGATTTATGATGATGCAACAAAAGAATTAGAAAGAATCGGTGATCAGATGATGTCTACATATGAACTACCACCATTAGATCTAATAGCGTGAGGTAGAACATGGTACTTAATCCATTTTTCACGCAAGGAACTACTGGTGAACAAAATCTAGTTCAAGATCTTATCAACGAACAGTTGAAAATTTATGGTGTTGATATATTTTATCTACCTAGAAAATATTTAACAACTAATACAGTAATAAAAGAGGTTGTCCAATCAAAGTTTGATGTAGCATATCCACTTGAGGCTTATGTGGATAACTATGATGAGCATTCTGGTGGACCCAATCTTCTTACAAAATTTGGTATTCAGTCTCAAGATGAAGTTAGACTGATTATTTCGAGAGAAAGATTTGAGAATTATATTACTCCTTTAATAGAAAATCAGACAGATATAAAATTATCAACACGACCTAAGAATGGTGACTTAATTTGGTTCCCATTAGATGATCGTATCTATGAGATTAAGGATGTTGAATGGCAGAAACCATATTACATGCTCCAAGATCTTTATACTTATATCCTCTATTGTGAACTCTTCCGTTACGAGGATGAGGTTATTGATACTGGCATTGATGAGATTGATAATGAACTAACTGGTGATGATACTGATGGTCAAACAGAAGATGGTATCAGTACAATTCAGGGACCAACTCAGACACTTACTATGGTTGGTACAGGTGTAACTGCTGCTGCATACACCAATGTTATCCTGCAAGGTGGTTTACGACTTATTACACTTTCCGATAGAGGTGGTGGATATAGTGAGAACCCAACGGTTGCTATTAGTTCTGCACCTACTACAAATAATGTCAGTCCTTATCAGACAGGTATTGCGACGGTAAGAACTATTGGTGGAATTGCATACTGTAATAAGAATGTTAATTCTAGTTTAGTTTCTATTCAGAGTGTTCCTATAACTAATCCAGGTGCAGGATATACTGATGGTCCTGGAATACAATTTATTGGTGGTGGAGAAGATGGTTCAGGAGCCGCTGCAACTGCCTTTAGTGGTGATGGTACATTAGGTGTTGTAACCTTTACTGATTTTGGTAGTGGATTTACTACAAATCCAACAGTTACAGTTTCTGGACCTACTGGTGTTGGTACAACTGCTACTGCTGTTGCTGAGATTAATAGTGCAGGTATTGTAACCTTCTTTGGATGGACAAATGCTGGTGCTGGATATACTTCTAGTGATGTAGTTAATATTACATTCACTGCACCTTCTACAAGTTCTACAGGTACTTACCTCTTTAATGAAATAGTTACTGGACAGACAAGTGGAACTACAGCAAGAGTAAGAACTTGGAATGGATCTACTAATATTCTTGAGGTTGCTTCTGTTGATGGTACATTTACTATTGGAGAGACTCTCTTAGGTGCTACATCAGGTGCTTCTCGCGTATTAAGACTTCGTGATCTTGATCCAGATAACGTTGAATTTGCTGATAATTATAATATAGAAACGGAAGCTGATGCTATTATTGACTTCAGTGAGGGCAATCCGTTCGGACAACCCTAAATAAGATACTAGGACTCAACTATGTTTGAATATTTTTATAACGAAATAATGAGGAGGACCATCATTGCGTTTGGTACTCTTTTTAATGGAATTACTATTAAGAACGAAGGATCTGTAGTTAGAGTACCTTTGGCATATGGTCCTATTCAAAAGTTTTTAGCAAGGATTGAACAATCTCCAGATCTAGCAAAACCTGTTGCTATTACCCTACCAAGGATGTCATTTGAGTATACTGGAATGACATATGATCCTACTAGGAAGTTAACTCAAACCCAACAGTTAGTTGTAAAGAATCCTGCTGACGGAACAGATACTAAGAAGCAATATATGCCTGTTCCTTATAATATGCAATTTGAGTTGGGTATCATGTGTAAGTTAAATGATGATGCATTACAGATTGTAGAACAGATATTACCATACTTTCAACCATCATATAATCTAACTGTAGAGTTAGTTTCTGCTATTAAGGAAAAGAGAGATATTCCTGTTGTTCTTGAAAATGTGACAATGCAAGATGATTATGAAGGAGATTATGAAAGAAGAAGGGTTCTTCTTTATACAATGAGATTTACTGCAAAGACTTATCTATTTGGCCCTGTTTCCAGCGCAAGCAAGGATATTATCAAAAAGGCAACTGTCAATTACTATGCTGGTGGTTCCAAGTCTGTCGAAAGAGATGTTACATACTCTACTACTCCAAGAGCAATCAAGGATTATACTGGAGATGTACTTACCAATATTGTGAGTGATATTACCGCAACTAATAGAGTTATTGAAGTTACAGATGGAACTCAAGTAACTGCAGAGAAGTATATTGCAATTGATCAGGAAGAGATTTATGTTAAGTCTATTACTGGCAATAAATTAACAGTTAAGAGAGGTCAAGATGGTACAACACCTTCTGCTCACTTAAATGGGGCCGAAGTTATGGGTATTGATGTTAGTGATACAACTACTACTATTGGTACGATAGGTGAAGACAGTGCTTTGGTTGAGGAAGGTGATGACTTTGGATTTAGTGGAACTTACACATGAAAATGACTAACTTAGATGATACTTTTAATATTACTCCAACTGAAGTAAGTGATACTCCAGAGGGAGGTTGTACTACCCGTAAGGATCAACTTACAAATGTGACTAAACCTGATAGACTAACGAAAGATGATATAACCAAAGATTATGAATACACAAGAGGCAATTTATACTCTATCATTGAAAAAGGACAAGAAGCAATTA